AGTCCCACTCGTCCCAGTACCACGCGCAATATATGGCCGGCTATGCTTAGATGTATCCCAGCCTACAACATCTTCAATATTTGCGCGGCGGACGCTTTCGATCTCGCTTCCCTCTTCTCCTTCCGGCTGGGTGATCAGTATTTTGGCGCTGCTCTTTACCTCTTCCGCCACATCTTTTTCGGTAAGCTTTATTCCTGCCATTTAATCACCCCCTTATCTATAGGCAATATAGTGATATCTCACATCATCAACATTTGTGCTAATATTCTCATCGGCGCTTTGGCCGGAATAATAATTTACCCAAAAGCCAGCGAAATCATTTTCTGTATCCCGGCCGCACAGCAACGCTGTGTATTGGTTATCCCACTCTACTGCATCGTCCGGATCCTGGCTTGCCTTTGATCTGATACCATAACTTCCGGTAGCAAGCCCTCCGCATACGCCATCTGTGCTGTCGTATGTTTGACCCCATTCGTTAAATAACATGACGGCGCTTGGGACAAACCCGAGATTGATCCCGAGCTTTGTGGTTCCGTCCCCTACATAGGTTCCGACTACATAAGGCGAATCCTCAGAAAAAACGGCAGTCACATTACTTGCATCTCCCACCGCGATGATCATTGTCACTCTCTGATATGTTATGATATGTTCATCAGGATCAATCGCTGGGATTGTGCCTGCGTCATCCCCATCGTTTGCATAGGCATAAAGGATTTCTCTGTTGTCTTCACCTTTTGCGAAAAGACCGAGCTCCCGCCACACAAAGTCATTGACCACATCAGCGCTGGTAAATTCTCCCGTCACAGCAACCATCCCGGCCTCAGTATCATCAATGCTTGTAACACTAAAGGTTATAAGCGGTGTGATCAGGTCGAGTAAGTTTTCGGGATTTGTTCCGCCTGGTATTGATCCGCTTCCCACCTTGAACTTGGTAAAAGTAATTGCTTCACCGGCAATCGCACGCATCAGCAGGTTTTCTCCGCGCTTTGTTAAAATAGGTGCGCTTGATATCATATTCTTATTCCTCCGCAACCATTACAACCCAGTCTTCATCCAGCATCACATCATTGTTTTCATCCATGTACCAGTCTGGCATTTCTACCCCGGCAACGTTATATAACGAGTCCCCATAGGTACACAGTGCGCAGCCTACATATAGTCTCCTTTCTACCTGCCCGCAAAAAACAAAGCTGTCTAAAGCGCTTCTAACATTTTTTACATAATCAATAGCAGTTTTAGCCCACTGGATCTTTTGATTAGACCAGTCATCATCAAACAACAGTCTGAAATGGTATGCATAAAACGGTATGTATTCTCCGGCCTCTTCTACCCTTGCCCCATTCAGATACCCATCCATGTACTGTTCAATGCCTGTAGGAGTACCCCATAACCGGTACATTGTTTGGGCATTGCTGATCCATCTCCGCTTGTTTTCAATATCCGCAGAATAGTCGTAGGGAATATTGTATTCCCATGCGAGTTCATCCAGCCTCCACTCTGGCATGGAATCGTAATCATCCATAAGCGCAACGCCGTCAGCAATGATGTCGTTCGCCATCTGTAATCCGGCTTCAATCGCTTTTGCCAATGCATAGCCGTTTTTATCGGCCATAATAAAGTGTGGAACCCATCTGGATATATCTATGTTGAACATATATTCACCACCTTACTCTGATTCAATCGTAAGGGTTATTGTGCCCATGCATCTATCTTCATAAGAGATTGGTGTGTATTCCACTGTATCACCGTTGAAATTACTTCCCTCTCCAAATTCGACAAGTGATGCCCCGGCCTGGTACAGTAAAGCTTTCAGCCGATCCGGATTGAATGCCAGGCCAACAGTTGAATCCTGCCATTCCTGGTATTCGTCGATAGCTGCTTCCAGTGTTGATGTGCTTACGCTTGTGTTGTTTATGGTGCACTCGACGTTTAGTGTATATGGAATATTGTTTGCCAGGATTACATAGACACGATCTGTCAACGGACGGGTATCTCTGTCTGACAGTGCATCCTTCACAGCGGTTTTAATGCTTTGCGGACTGGGTTCATCAAATGATAGCGCAAGGTATACATTGACATTTCCAGGGCCTCCATACACCGCTTTGGCGTCCAGTATTGTACTGCTCACGGATCTTGCTATTGCTTCGTATTGGACGGCGGGGCCGGTAGTAATGGAATTGATCCCAAACAATCTGATCCGTTCCCGGTATGCATCGTCGCTTTCTCTGTTGTTTCCGCCTGTTGCGTCAGATGCAGCATAGATGCTGTAAACAGCATCGTTTGCAGTAACGAGCTGTAACTGTGTTCCGGATAACAGCCCATTTCCCGAGACGCCTGCTTGTTCAGCAATCACCACGGCAGATATAGTTGCCTGCTGCCCTGTCAGATATATGTCTTCTTTTGTCAGGTAGTAAAGCGATCCGTCTGCCGTCATTGGCGTGCCGGCATCGATCTTTTCCTCCACGCCTGTTGCATTTGTTGTAATGGTCACTGTTGCTGCTGCCTGTGCGGCTTCGATCCTGTAGCAGTTTCTGAGCTCACCAATTAAATCAAGATAATCTCCAACAGCATACCGGAGAGTCTTCATTCGCAGAGCATTATCGACACCGGCAAATACCTGCATGAAGTCTGCCAGGACGGATCGTAAGAGCATTTCTTTTTCATCGCCAGGATAAAGCAGGTCGCCACCTGCGTTCACATAATTGACGATCATTTCATTCCATATTTCTTCATCGTCATATGTGAGGTAGTGCAATTCTTTATTATCCACGATCAGTCCTCCTCTTCTTCGTCGCCCTCATTCACATCAATGATGACCTTTATGTATATATTCCCGTTGTCCAGTAAGGTTGTCTCTGCGTCCTCAACCTCCACATCCGGCTCCCACATCATAATTCGGTCAAGTTCCGGAATAAGTTCGTCATCTATTTCTGTCATCGGGAGCTCAAGGATCCCCTGATCAAACCCCCTTAACCGGTCATATGGAACTTCCCCCATGCAACACATCAACAGGTTCTTGGCATTTTGCAAAGTCCGCAGCGTCTTGTCTGCCGTCTGAAAGTTTATGGGGGACGCTACATTGTCAATCTGATATTGTGCCATTAGCCTCCTCCTTACTGCGTGACGCGAACATTCTTACTGGATGTTACAGCATTCGGTTTCACAACCGCCGGCTTTGTGCTTTTTGAATAGGTCTTTGCCGCCGCAACAGTCCTGTTGATATAGCTCTGCTGTTCTTTTACCTTTGCAGCTGTTGGGGCTGCCCCGCTTATAGCATCAATAGTTGATGCATCTGCGACCGCTTTCGTTCCGCTTCCGGAAGATCCGCTGCCTCCATAAGAATAAGATCCGCCGCCTCCGGTTGATACGGGGGTTTGCGTTCTGACAGATTTTTTATTTGTCCCTGTCCCTGATCCGCTTCCGGAAGAACTGCTGTCGGAACTTCCGCTGTCTTTACTTTTTGTGTTCTGCTTCAGCGTCAGTGATACTTCTGCGCTAACCCATTTATTATTATGCGCGATCTCTATATTCTTCACTGAGGCGTCGGTAAGTATGAGCTTGTATTTGACAAGTTTCTTACCCCCGACATAGAAGTAACCTTTCTTTGCCGACCTGGCTTCCGTTACAAACTGCAATGCCTCCTTACGAACATTGCAGCCGGTAAATGCGGAGAGCTGGATCGTCAGTGTTACTTCTGTTGCCTTGCTGTTCTTCTTTGTTTCAACCTTTTGTTTGCTCTTGGTCTTGGTCTCAGTCTCATGCGATCCTTTGATCTGCAAATCGGTAAAACTGCGGATAAGGTTTGACTTAACCTGGAACTTATGCTTGCGCCATTTTCCAACATTCGCCATATGATCACTCCTTCCATGGCGCGATGGCCGGCATGTAGTCTTCCTCTTCCTCGTCTTCTTCGATGTCAGGTATATCTACAACCGGAAGTTCAAGAAGTTCTCCGCCGCAAAACACCTGTATAGTACAAAGCGCAGGATTCGCACAAAACAGTTCACTGGCATATTTCTCATCACCGTAAATTGAAAGCGCCACAATATCAAAGGTTTCTCCCGCTGAGCATTTATACGTCAATCCGCTTAATGTCATGCGTACACCTCCGCTCTGTCCCTCATCTGCATTTCCCTGTACCATTTATCAAGCCGTGCTTTATCCTGGCGCAGCACTTCATCTACGCCGGATGCATCATTGGCATTGATTGTCGGGCTATAAATAATAGTAGTGGGTTCCGTTTCCGGGTTGGCATTCAGGCCGCCAAAACGCATCAGCAGGTCTCCCCATGTAAAACCGCTTGCTGCTCTTGCTGCATTCAGCAGGCTTGCTGTACGTTCGCTGTGTTCTTCCGGTATTGCCCACTCAGGGCCTGCTTCACCGAAAACGGATGCCGTGTCAGCACGGCCACCTGCTGCAAACATCTTTTGCCCGACAAGGTTTACAACGATTGTCTGGTTCCTGTAAGCATCAATAGCCGCAGCCAGCTGCGTTGTATCTCCTGCTACATTTTCGATCAGTGTCTGTCCGTCCTCTTCGTAAATGCTCATATGCAAATCTGTTGCGTCGCCGCTGACATATGACATGAGGTTTTGCCCATCTTCGCCCTGGATTGCAGCATGGAGTTCCTGGGTATCGCCGCTTACACTCACATCTGCTCCCATTGCTGTTAAGGCTTCCGCACCTTGAAGTCCCATTGAGGCAGCTTCGATCATGGGTAAAACCTGTATCGGAACAGGCGGCTGGTTTTCCAGGGCCTCTGTATCCATTTCAGGTTCAACAGGTATCGTGACCGGATACATACCTTCGATGAAGCTTGTAACATCGGCTGCACCGTTGGCAAGGGCAATGTCCTGGACGGCACCGTAGTTTGTACCAAAATACCCCTTCAACGACTGCTCAATGTTCTCGCCCATCTGGCTCCATGACGCCATCTCCTCTGCCAAGCTCTCTGGCGAAAAACCAATCATTCCTTCGGCCATGAGCTTTTCGAATGCAGATCGTCCGCCATCATCGCTTGCCTGCGTTTCACGGAACGCTCCGCTTTCCAGCTGTCCCATGAGGTCGCCATTATTTTTGATGAGCGTATACATGTCTGCAATCATTTGGTATTG